CAAGGGAGCTCCGGTGCGCCGCCACCTGCTCTGTTGTCACGTCACCGCTGATCCCCTCCATACCTCGTTCAGAGAAGAAAACAATATCGTCGTTAAAGTTGATCGCCTTGCCCACACAGCCTGTCGCAACACTGGAATGCACGGAAGGATAGATCTTACCGTATTCATCATCCAGTGTAGGGATGTGGTAAAACACATTTGTATTGGCGTCTGACGGCTCCCGGAACACCCACAGGGCATTGTTTCCGGCAACCATGCCTTTTACTTTCGCCCTGTCCATTCCCTCCTGATAGTAATCAAGATCGCTGCAGTAGGAAGGGTCGTGTAAGCTGCAGTGCCACACATAGTTGGGATAGTCCGGGTTTCCGCTGAAAAACACACGGTTGTCAAATACCTGCAGCATCGTGGTTTTTAGAATATTTTCCCGGTAGCCGGGGACGGTCTTCCGAAACTGGATCGATACGTTGTCCTGTCCGGGCGTTCCCGGTTTTTTCTGTGCTTGCACAAAAGAAACTACTCCCTTTTCATAGTCAACGGTATAATCGCTCTGTTCCGGATTTTCCTTAAGTTCTCCATCAACATAAACAATAGGCTCATAGTCTGCATCGATATTCTCAGCATCAAGGTAGAAATCAAAACTTTCCCCATCTGCAAGGAATGTGTTGATCCTTTCGCCGGTAAGCATATTTACATCCTCGTGTTTCGTACCGCCACCGGAGGGTTTTCTTCCGATGGATGTCGTCGGCACATAACCAAAGACGGGCCGAATGCCTGCATCATCCATCTGCAGGTAGTTTATTCCGTCTTTGAAATACCACACGTTCTCGTGAATAAAGGCTTCGCTTGCTTGTCTGTTTAAGCCGTCGTATAATTGTTTCTTCAATTCACCTTTGTCCATATACAAAACAGTGCCGCAATGCACCAGAAGCGTCCCCTGAAAGAAGAACACGCCGTACACCGTGTCGTCATATTCTTCCAAAAGTTCCATTCCCGGCCGTGTACGGATGCTCTCGGTTTCTTTGTAGTCCTTCCATACATTCAGGCTGTCAGGGCTTCGTCTGATGTTGATTTCCTCGCCGCGAAAATCCACACCGCGGAAATTGCTGTAGATTCTGGTAATCAGATCGCCGGTTTCTGCGCTCATACATTCACACCGCCTTCAATGTAGATGCTGGCCAGCTGGTACCTGGGATCCAGCCGCTGCAGCATTTTTTCGTATCTTTCAGAATAAATCGCGCCATACTTGGCAGATACATCGCTCTTAAGCAGATCTGCGGCAATACCGTAGGGCATAATTTCCAACACATCAGAGCTAAGCTCAAATTCGTAAGCTTTTGCCTTCGTTTTCTCTGTGATCCGCTCCGGGTAGACATAAACATCAATCTCAGCCGTACCGCTCTCCAAAATTTTGAGAATTGTGCCGTCCCCTTTCGGAACGTAATTGACACCGCATACCGTTTTGATTTGGTAAATCTCATACCCGCAAGCCTTTTCAATAGCCGCAAAGTCAATAATGTCACCGGCAGTAACCTGCATTTCCACATACTTGGGAATCTTCTTGATTCTCGCCAGCTCAAACATAATCTGATTCGTGACAGATCTTATCTTGGCTGCAATATCGGGATCATCCGTAAGATGTTCACTGTTAGGATTCAATTCCTCAATCAGTGCAAGCACCTTCTTGTCCATTTCTTCCAGATTCATTTCTTCACCCCTTTATAGAGAAAGCACCACCCGGCCGGGCAGTGCTTTTATTGCATTGTAATAACAGCTAATAAAATAATGTGGTAGATTGCAAGCAGTGCATACGCCGCCAGCACCACCCAGCTGACCCCATCCCACCATTGGAAGGTCTTTTCGAGACCCTTGTCCCGGTGTTTAACAGTGGCATAGAGGGCAATAAGCAGCGCCCCCATACCGACCACCTTCACCGGTACGGCAAGATGGTTTTGGTATAACCACCTGCCGACAGGGTTTCCCTCGATCTCGATGCCGTACTTGCTGACCCAGTGGGATGTCATTGCAAGGTCGAAAAGATTGAGAATGTAGGCGATAATCAAACGGATTTTCACGGTATCACCTCTTATTCTTCCGGTTCAATGTCGGGGGCAGGTTTATAGTAAGAAACTGTAATAACAACATCGTCCGTCGGGTTAAACAATGTGATTGTGTAGTCAATACAATTGATGAATTTTTCCGCAGATTCATAGCTCCACTCTGCCCCAGTGACATATACATCAGGAGCAAAATAATCCTCAGAACCGACTGCATACAAGTGGAATATAACCGTTTCACCTTCACGAATAGTAGCAGGTGCAGTGTTATCCGTGATCTCTACTCCAACTTCTGCACTCACCGTAATGGTGTACACTTCGGTATCATCTGCGAACACCTTAACCACCACATCCGTTTCCATCACCTTGTCGGCACAGTGCAGGGTTGCGGTTTGTCCTGCTTCTGCCCGGGTGGTAGTGCCGTTGTAGGTAATATTTCCGGCATCGGTGCCAAAGCCAATCACAACATCGGTTGCCATTTTTTTGCCGGCGCAGTTTAACACAGCAGTTTCACCGGTAGCAAGCAAAGCAATAAAATCCCCGTTGTATAAAACACTTGTTGGATCCTTCGGTGTAGGCTCCCCAATAAATTCCGCCATACCCTCACCCCTATTCCACCGTCACGGAGCCGTCATAGACTGCCGGGGTATTGGCTTCGAGCGCACGAACACGAAGGTTAATGTCAGTGCACAGCTCGCTCATTTTTGTAATCTCATACATGAGTTGCTGTGCTGTCAGGGCGTTGGCCGCTTGCCACAGAGCCTTGATCTCCTCCCAGGCAGTGCCTTTCTTCTCATAGATCGCAAAGCCCGTATAAGCATTCTCGCAGAAAGAAATATGGAAGAACTCGCTGGCGCCCTCTGTATATTCCGGTAGAGTTACCTCAAACTCACACACACCACTTACAGGGTCGTTTTCAATGTCTGCATCCGGATTGATAAGTGTTCCCGCAGCTCCCTCAAAGCCGTATGCCATAGCTCCGTAGGCATAGGTCTTAATTTTTATCGTCTTGCCATACAGATAGGTGTAATCTGCAATAACATTGCCTTCGGTGTCCTGCTCTTCTCCGAGAAACAGTCGGTATACAGAACAGCCTTCCTGTTCTACCGCCTGTCCGTCTGCTCCTTGATAGCTGTTTTCATAAATCACATTGGCATCCAAAGCAAACACATCCTTGCTGCCAAGGTCTGCTACCGTTTCAGACTTCGCATATTTGCGGTCAAACTTGTTGTAAACCAGCCAGCAAATATCTGCAACACCATCTGCATTGATTACGCCGTCATCATTGCGCCGAATGACGACTCGTAATTGTGTGATTGCAGTTTTTTCTTTTATGTAATCTGCAAGTGCAAACGATGTTTGCCAACCTGTATTTCCAAGATATGTGTTGTCTGCAGCATAGAAATGTCCAAAAATTTGGTAATCAGCGTCACTTAACAAACATACCTCGTCACCGCAAACACTTATATAATCACTGCGCCGGCGGGTGGCATTGGACAGTTCCATTCCGCTGCTGCCGTTTATGGATCCTGCTGTAAACCCTATGCTGTTAAGGCCATGAAGCACTTCTGTTACCGCCTTTTGGCTCATTGCCGCAGTTTCGCTGATGCCGATTGACTGAGCAAGTTCAGCTGCAGGCGAAGCATCTACCATGCCGGCGATCTTTTCCAAATCCTCATCTGTCGGCACATAGCTTTCGCCCTTCAGCGACTCCAGCCACTCTTCCTCCGTTCCTTCAACGCCATTCAGCAAAGCAACCTCGTAGGCGCTGTAACCTCTCAGTTCATGCAAGCGGTTAATGCTTCCGCGCAAGGTCTTGCCTTTTATCGATCCTGTTAAACTCATGCCTGCATTCTCCTCCCTTAATCTGTGATTCCTTCAGGAAACAGTCTGAATACAGCCGGACCTTCCTCCGTGTAGCCGATAATAGTCTGAATGTTACCGTCCGAAATTAACTCAATCTCGTACCAGTAATCCGTTGGCTTGTTGATTCCATCGCCCAGGCTTGTATCCTCCCCGGACAGGAATATTTCCACCTGTTCCGCATCCTCCAGCACCGGGAAATCCCGCTGCAAAACTACATTCTCACAGCGCTTTTTCTCAAATATTTTAATTCGTACCAAATCCCCCTTCTGAAACACATAGGGCTCGCCATCTTCCTCTGCCGAAACGGAGAAAAAGACAACATCCCCTCTGGTCGCAGAGATCGTATTTCCGTCGAACTTAAACATTTTGATCACCTCACATTATCAAAATACAGGGGAGCGATCCGCTCCCCTTTTTATTCGCCTATCCGGCATAGATCCCCCTTAATTGGGGCATATCATTTCAGCAATTTATACTGCTCAATGGCTTCATCCACTAAGCACATTCTGTATTCCGGAATTGTAAATCCCACACCCTGTACGTATACAAGAAGCTGTCCCTTTTCGATCTCCACCTCCTGGTGGGATTTTTCCGCCACCTTCTTACCGTTCTTTCGCAGGTAAGACCTTTCGATGTCGGTAATAAGCACGTCGTCTTCAATCTTCTGTGTTACCCGGAAATCGTACCCTTCGTCTGTGTCGTGATCCTCACACAGCGCAATGTCCTCGCCGTCATATCGAAAACCGCCATAGAATCCCACATTGGGTAGCACCACATACTTTTCCAAACTTTCCAACTGTTTCATAGTTACCTCCTTTTTCGCACTTGCCCGAGTTGCACGGACTATACTCACAGTACGATAAAAGGGGCGGTGTACCGCCCCTCATTTTTAGTACAGCACCGCTGCCTTTACCGCCACATTGGCAGGTACACACAGGATCGTGCCGTTATTGTTGGCCCACTTTGCGCTTTCAAAGCGGAACACAGCCAGCTCGCCGGCCTTCAGCTCATATACCTCGTCGCTTGCGGAGGCAAAATAAGAACCCTTGGTAGGCTTCTTAACCGTGAACGTGTGGGCAGCATCCGCCGTATTGTGAACCAGTACGATCACATACTCATCAGACGCACGGGGCAGCGCAAACCGGAAACCATCGTTTGCAGCGGTGGCAGCCTCAAACACAACCGGCGTAATC